TTAGAATAAATTTTCTTTTTTAGGTGGATTTAAGGTTGGTGTAACTTTGACTTTTCGGTCATATGTATTAACTTGCGCTTCGGTTTTGTGACCGCTAAAAAGTTGTTTATCTTTAGTTGCTCCTTCATAGTCTGAAATAGCTTTGGCTTTTATGTCATGGAATGTACATTTTATTTCTTTGCCTAATTTCTTTTCAGCGGCTCTTTTAGCTTCTAGCCAATATGAATTGAATGTTTTTTGGATTAACTTCCTTCCTGACTGGTTAAGTAAAACAAATGAATCAGACGAAGATGGCGGAAATAGTTTTGTTGCTAAATCAATAGCCTTCTTTAATCTTTCCGTCCATTGTTTGATTTGTTTTTTTCCTGTTTTACCTTGTTTTATATACAAACCTTCTTTTAGAATCTGGTTATGCTTTAGATTAAATATATCACCCTGCCGAGCTGCACATAAATATGATATTTCCATAGCAACTTTAATGATGTCTATAGCTTCATCATAGATAGTATAATACTCAATATCGTCGATATATTTATCTCTAGGTTTGATTGTGAAATTCTTAATTCCTGTGCAAGGATTAATTTTACAATATCCTCTTTCGTATCCCCACGCAAAAGCAACGGACATATATGATAATTCGTGATTAGCTTGTACTTCGCTTTGCTCTCCTCTTATATCCATATATCGGCGTATATGCTCTGGTCTGATATTATCAACGTTTATATTTCCAAATACCGGTAATATTTTTTTAGCACCTTTTAACTTATCTTGTTGTGACCGAGGTGATAGTTTATTAAATCCTGGACTTTTTAAGTACATACTCCAAAGTTTACTAAACGTCATTACTTCCTTTTGTTCAGCTATTACACCTTCATATTTAGCCCAAAGTTCTATCATGCTTATTCCAACGGAACCAAGCGTAATTGTTTTATTTTCTCTGGTTTTTAAGTAGTAGGAGTATTTGTTTTTAGATACACGAGGGGGGAGTATGTTATCTTTTTTGTCTTTACGGTTCCTTGCCATTTAAAGCTCCAAAATCTGGTTCTTGTTGCTTATTTTCAATTATTACTTTTTGATTTAATGATGCGCGTAGAATAATGGGTTTACCTAGTAAATTAACATGAAAACAAAATTTATTTTCTTTAAGCCATTTAATTTGAAGGCTTTTATTTTTCCTGCCTGTTAATAATTGTAACTCATCATCAGTTAATATAATTGATTCGCTCATACTTATACCTCATCAATCATTTTTAGACAGTTCGCTATATTTAGTCATTGATCACCTCTCGATAAAACCAGTCTGTAATGTCATAGGTAAACTCAAATGCCGATGGTGTATGGCTATATGACAACTCTGTATCATCACAATCAATACCAATAAAATATATTGGGTGCAGGATATACCCACCATCTTCGATTATTACCTCACTCACTTTAGTATTGCCACTTATCCACGTTAATTTAGCGTCATGACAGGCGTTTAGTATTAGAGCTAAATCGTGATCATCTTCAGCTTTTAAATACCAATTGCCTTTTATTAACCGTTTGATTATTTTTTTATTTGTCACTTAATCACCTCATCAAATTTCTTTATCCCCCAGACGATCGCATAACACAGCCAGATGTAACGATACAGATATTTGCTTGTGTCTCTTTCCCAAAAATCGACAAATTCAAAACCATTACAATTAAAATTTCTAATTGCTTCGACCATTTCCCATTCGTTAGATGCGCACATGATTTTATTATCGAATTCCTCGATTAACTCTTCTCTATCATTACTTGATAGCGTTTGATTTCCGTCTAGATAATCATTTAAATCTTCCTGTGCATACTTTTTTACTGCATCTATATCAAACTCTGAATAACTCGCTGATTTTGCGTTGTAATTTATCGATTCTATTTTTTCAGACCAATAGTCAGGTTTTATCTGCAAATCATCAGAACGGAAAAAATTAAACATATCTGTTAGTCTGGAAAATATTAACGACCCCATATCGCCAGTGATTACGAGATATTCTGGATATGTAGTAATGTTAAAATACTGATTAATTGATTCTGGATTTTTGAACGTTAAATGGCGATAAACACCATTATTTTGATGAATTGTTAATTCGTGGTTTTTAACATCATCTAAAAATTGCTCTAATGTTGGAGTAGTCATTATTGCCTTTCCTCATTTGTTCCACTTTTTCTTGAATTCCAAGCTAATATTGCTTTATTCTCGGAATCTTTCTCACTGCCTCTTGCATTACAGTTAAAACAAACGACAGCAGAACAAATACCGTCTCTATGTTCCTCTGAGATATCTTCATTAAACCTATAATCGATATCATCAATAAATAAATCTTCACTACCACAAAACGGGCAAGGTTTTAATTGTTCAGTCATAATCATTTCCTAATAGATTTTCAACACTAGCTATACAATCAATATTCACAGACCATGTATCAAAGTCTCCAGTTCTCAATCCGATAAAGAATGTACCATCATCCGAATTATCTATACTTGAACAATCAATTATCATTTTTTCATTATTGGTAGTAGTAACATATGCAAATCCGTGATGTGCCTTAAGTTCAGCTATTTCAATAGTCATTTTTGCTTGGATTGATAGCGAGTTATACACTTCTTCCCATATTCACCTCGTAGCAATTTGTAACATCCAGCGAATCAACATAAACAACATGCCGATCGTTAGTACATAGGTACAAAAATGGGCGTACATCAGTTCGCTCTTAGTTAATTTATAATTGAGATTAAATCGGTCTGTTTCATGAACATTACAGCCGACAAGATCAGTTGGTATTGTGTTCATTTAACCCCCCTGCATTTTTGCAAGTAGAATTTGAATCATGTGTTCTTGTTCTTCGTTTTGTGGTACTAATTTATTCATTGTTTTATTCCTCATCGGTAAAATAATCTTTTAGCCAAAATTCAAAACTTTCTTGTGATGCGTGTTCAGCCGTTACACATTCCCAATGTCCGTAATCCTCATCGAAACCGCCTCTTTCTAATAATTCTAGACATAACTCGTTGATATAGTGTTCTGTGTAATTAACCGAATATTTATGTGATTTGATTTTTTTATTTAGCGAGTCTAAATACTCGGATTTCCATTTCTGATAATTCATTGTTTTATTCCTTAATTCTGTAAAAAAAGCCCTCACTAGGAGGGCAAATAGGATGTAGCAATGTGCCGTCTTTCCGAGCTGTCAGTGTTCTTAACATCAAACTCAAGCCCACTTGTTTAAATTTGTTATTGCTTTGGTATGATTGCTATGATTTTTTTGATGCTACCTTTATCAATAAAAGCGGAATTGTTTTCGTTTATCCCATAAATTTCATCTGTAAAATCTCTACATGTAGCGATAAACCGCTTGCCATCATTAAGCGCTAACACATAGAAGTAATTATTAAAATCAAACTTTTGTTCTTTTGTTTCATTAAGCGTTTCTATCTCTTTTTCCGTTGCAATTCGCAGTTCTGATGGGTGATAGATAAACTCATACTTTCCATCAGTTACATTGATACAATTATTTTCACCAATGCTTTCAACTGTTACCACTTTTGATTCTTCTTCCCACTTAACCATTATTAGATAAGTGCCGTATCTATGTGTATCAACCTTATATCTAAACCCATTCGGTACTACTTTGTCGCCTACTTTAAACATGATTTAATCCTCTGTTGTTATCAAACTATATAACTCTCACTGAAAGGCATTTAGTTTGATTGTTTACCGCCTGTATTGAGTTACCGCCACAGTCCCGACGCATGGTTTAAAGTCGCGCCGTTCGACTATCTAATCAAAACTAATCATTTGGTAAGTTAATTTGTTTTGATGTGTTAATATTACAATATGTAATTATACATTACAAGATGTAATTACAAAATGTAATATAGTTTGATTGTTATTTATACAATTTGAGCGAGGAAGGATTTTATATGCAGATTTTAGGCATGAAAAAAGCCCCGATTAGGGGCTTTTTATAAAAGCTAGTAATTTTTATTGGGTAATTATATTTAGTTGTTTGTTATACAAAATTGATTTCTTTTTGTTCGACTATTTTTATGTCGGATATATTAACTAATGTGCCAGTTGCTTTTTTTATTGATAATTTCCCAGTTATGCTGATCTGGCTAGCCAATTTTACTGCTTCATTAGCCATGTAGTATTGTTCTGTATTAAGATCGATGTCGATATTTCTCATTTTATACAAAATAGGCATTTTAATTGAGATTTTGCCTCCTTCTAATAGATTTCCACTTAGACTGTGTCTATCAACCACGTAACCTGTAACAGTAAAATTATCTAAAATAAACTCATCTTGATATAATTTTTTTGAAATCTTTTTTATGAGTGAAATTCTGGTTTTGTCAAAATAAAAAGGAGTTAATTTTTTTGTTTTATTATGTAAAATAATCTCAACATCTCTATTTTGTGACAATCCAGTCAAATCAATTAATGAATCACATAAATTAGCACTTATTCCTTTTTTAACTAATGTCGCAATATCATCAATATATTTATTCTCATTTACTATTTCGGTTAATGTTTTTAATCCGATTTCTATATCATTATCCACGCACTCTGAGAAGGATTGTTCAACTTTATTTATATTATCAAGTGTATCTGTTTGTGAAATTGGATAATGTAAATTTACAATGTAACTTCCTATTTCGGTCTGTCCTAACTGAATTGACCCCATGAAATCCATAATATCTTTTGATTTATAGTTTGTAAAACTTGGTTTTTTAGTTTCAGTTGCTTTAGCTATATTTTCTATGAACTTTTTAACATTTGTTATTAAATTAATCCCTTCATCAAGCGGAATATTGCCTTTCATAACATCATCACTAATAACTCTAAAACTAATTTTTGAAACGCTGGTTATTGGTTGTTTATTTATTATTGATTGCAAAATGAATTCAAAATTAGAATTAAAAATAATAGCTAATTTATTTATTGCTTCTTCAATCAAATCTATATCGTCAGCATATTCATTATTTGAGTTTATAGGTAAACGGATATCTGTTTTAAAAGTAGGATTTTCTTTTAAGTTCCATACAGAAAAAGTATCATATTCTTTTAAGCGGTGCCAATCATGGTCAGAAAGAAATTTCTCTATCATTTCAATATAATATGCAATTTTATTTACGTCTAATAATTTACTCATAAAGTTTTACCTTCTATTGCATATTCCAGCATTTTCATTAATGATTCACGTGTTAATTCTTGGTGTATTGGAATATTTATCGTAACTGAGGTTTTATTATTTGAAGGTGGAAACCCTTCTAAATTAATCCAATAATATTTATATGGGAGAAAGATACCATTGTTAAATTCATGCATCCACATTTTTTTATTATCTGGAATAATCATGACAAAAAGATATTTTGGATTTCTTCTTTTACCTATAAGTTCATTATAATTTTTAATTTTTAATGGATATTTAAGGATATTATTTATGACAGTTGGATTGATTACTGTTTTTAATTGCAAATCTATATGTCCCTCTACTGTGTATCCTAAATCTGTATTAAAATAACTTGTCGATATAGTTAAATCAATACTTTGACGATCTGGTTTTGTTCCATCAGCATGCATAAAATGACATGAACTAGCAATAGCTTTAGTAATGGCTAACTGAAACTGCTCTGCAAAATCATAATCAATACTTCCATTAATTTGCATAATTTATATTCTTTATATTTTATGAATTTATTATTTACAAAACTGCCAAAGCAGTTATCCATGTTTTCTCAATAACATTGATTGACTTAGCATTACTTTGCCATGTATATAAAGTTGGTCAATTTCATCTTCGCTTATATCCCATTCTTTGTATTTTTTATTATCAGATATAACAATAAGTTTATCTTTGATTATTTGTAATCGTTTTACATACAAACTTTTACCAAATGTGAATACATATATTCCATCACCATTAAATTCTTTTTTTGAAACATCTACATAAATTGAATCACCGCTTTCAAATGTCCCCTGCATCGAATCACCAGAGATGTTTATAACTTTTAAATTGTTCGCATCCATGCCATTAAATAGCATTTTTGCCTGACTTGAATCATATTCTATTAATTTAATCACTTCCTTTACATCCGAATTTAGGTAGCCTGCTCCTGCGCTAGCTGTAATATCTAAAACCTCGATTTGAAAATTATTTTTATTGAGTTTGTTTTTAGTATTATTTTCTGCTGCTGAGCCATCAGCATTTATTATTAATTCCCTAATTCCTACTGCTTTCAGTATTGATGCGATAATATCGGTGTCTGGTTTTCTTCGACCGGATAGCCAATGAGCAACACTGCCCTGAGTTACACTCAATTTTTCTGCAAGACTTTCTTGTGTTTCGCCAATATCTTGCATTCTCTTTTTTATTATATTTTGCCAAGTGTTCATATGATCCTCCGACTTTAATTATTACGAACTGTATTAAATTAACAACTAACAAAATGTAATAAATGTTGAAATAATAAATTACATAATGTAATATTTATATTCATAACAGTAATTGAGGCATCAGTTATGAACAAAATTAAGGAATTTAGAGAGCAATTAGGTATTACTCAAGAAGAACTAGCAAGAGCAATAAATACCTCTCAAGGCGCAATCTCCCATTATGAATTGGGTTATCGAGATGTGAATTTAAAAACATGTCGAGATATAACGCAGTTTTTTATCAGTTTAGGACTTAACATCTCTTTGGATGATGTTTTCCCACCTGATGCAGCCTAATTAATACTATACGTAATATTTATTTTAAAAGTAACCCAACTGAAAAGGTAAAAAGATGGGAAACCAAAGAGAACTTGTAATTGAAATGCTTAAGTACATAAAAGGCGGGCAAGCTGTAGCTGCTTCTTACTTAGGAATTTCACTTTCTGTCTTTAAAGATCGTCTTTATGAAAATAAAGGCACTCGATTTTTTACTTGTGATGAACTTTTAGCATTACAAGAGTTAAGTGGAACAACATTAGTTGCTGATTATTTTGCAAGAGCAGTGGACTGCATAGTTATAAAAAAACCTGATGTCGCTAAAGCAGGAAGTTATGACCTTTTTGAATCGATGTTAAGCATTGGAACAGCAAGAGGTGAGTATGAGGCGTATTTAGCCAAAGCGATTAGTGACGGCGTCATTACTAGTGATGAAGAAGCGGTATTAAATACTTTATGCGAATCAATAGTAAAAAGACGACTTACGGCACATCAAGAAACACTTGCAGCGCATAAACCATCTAATTAGTGAGGTGTTCATGAGTACGTTAAAAACTAAAAAAACACTGAGCCAGTGTGACCAAATCTTACAGCATTTACAAAGCGGTAAAACAATTAATCCTAGACAAGCATGGAACTTATTCGGTTGCTACAGATTAGGGGCGCGCATTCACGATTTAAGAAAACAAAATTTTCCGATTGTTACTAAGATTATATATAAAAATGGTGGCAATTTTGCGGAGTATTCTTTGAGGATTGGCTAATGCGAATCACTTCATTTATTAATAATTCCAAGTGCATTGAGTGGGAGCTAAATATGCAACAAGGTGCATTATTTGATTTACTCAATCAACTTCATACATGGGCTGACCCCATAATTATTGATGGCGAAATGTATTATTGGGCATCAAAACAGATGATTTGTAATGAAATCCCGCTTGCTTATAACAAAGTTGATACTGTTTATCGCGCATTAAAAACATTGAGCGAGAAAGGATTAATTAATTATAAAAAATATGGTGACAAAGATTGCATTTCATTAACTCAAAAAGGCAAAGAATGGAACTCGGAAATAAATCCGACGCTCGGAAATAAATCCGAACAAACTCGGATTGAAATCCGAGAAAGCTCGGAAATAAATCCGACATATAAGAATACTAATATTAATAATACTAAGATCAGTAATATTAAAAAAATAAATAAAAAAGATTCTTTCGATCCTATTTCTGTTAAACCCAAAAACTTATCACTAGAAACCTGGATAACTTGGATTGAGTACAAAGCTGCTAAAAAACATAAATTACTCCCTAGTACCTGGAAAGCTCAAAGCAAAATGCTTGAAGAACAAGCAAATCCAGAGCAAGTGATCAACCAGTCAATCATGAATGGGTGGCAGGGTTTATTTCCTGACAAAACAAAATCACCTAGTAAAACAAAATCAATCAGCACTAGTTTTGCTAATCAAAACTACGGCGAAACAACCCAGCCAGAATGGGCAGGAGTATAACCATGGATAGCGGATTATCAAAAACTCTAGAAAGAGCCGAAACAGATTTGACCAATAGCATTAATGGGTTAAAAGAAATAGATGGGCTTAGCGTAACTGAAACTATTGCGAATTGTCAGCTACACGGTGAATACAAAAAATGGTCCAGAAAGATAACCATGATGGCAACAATAAAAACAGAAACTATTTGCCCAGTTTGTGCCAAAGAAAAAGTCGATCAGATCAAACAACAAATTGCTGATAAAAAAGCAAAGACAAAAGAACTTGAAATAACAAAATTATTATCCTGGGCTGAAATACCAAAAAGATTCGAATTATGCACTTTTGATAATTATTTACCTGGTAATAAATCTGCAGAACGCAATTTAAGAATTTGTAAAGCTTACGCCGAAAAATGGGAAGATCGATTAAAAAACGGCGGTGGCATGGTAATGGTTGGTTTACCAGGTACAGGTAAAAATCATCTTGCAGTATCAATCATGAAAGAGATTATCAAAAACCACCAGCATTATGTTCTATTAACCTCAGTCAATAAAATCATTCGTGAATATCGCTCTACCTGGTCGAAAGATACGACTAAGTCAGAATCGGAAGTAATAGCTGAATTTTCATCACCTGAGTTGCTAGTTATTGATGAAGTAGGGGTTCAATACGGTTCTGATTCAGAAAGATTAATTATTTTTGAAATCATAAATACCAGATATGAAGAAATGCGCCCAACTATTTTAATCAGCAATGAAACTCGCGAGCAACTAGCTGAAATAGTCGGTGAGCGAGTAATTGATCGCATGAAAGACGGTGGAGGATGTGAACTTGTCTTTGACTGGGAAAGCTATCGTAAATAAGGGTTGGGTTAACCACTGCCCGCTCGGACGCGTCACACTTGAGATTTAATCTGCATAACATGGCTAAGCAATGCGTTTATTGCAATTGTTATAAAAGCGGTGCGCAATTAGATTTTAGAGCAGCTTAATTAAACGCATAGGTATTGAGAAAGTCGAAGCGTTAGATAATAACAATGAAATAAGAAAATTTGATATTGAGTATCTCAAAAGAATTAAGTTTATTTTCACTAAAAAGGCTAAAAGATTAGAGAAAAGAAGAGGGGGGCAATGAGAGAAACTAAAGATATTTTAACTGCATGGAAAAATACACGTATTCTTAAGCGAATGGGTACAGAATATCCGTCTAAATCTGCAGGTATAGAAGGCGCACCTCGTGACTTTGATTATCGACAATACTTAACGGAAGAAGAAGCTAAAATTGTTGATGATGCGGTATTGAGACTTAAAGTTGATAATGTTGAGCATTGGGTAATTTTAACAGCTTTTTATCTTCGTGAAGTCTCTTGTAGTAAACAAGCGCGAATCTTAGGTAAGCAAACTTCTGAAATTACAAAAATATTATTGGCAGCAGAATGTTTCATTAGAGGTCATATCATCGAATTGTTTTCAAAAGTTGCATAGTTGACAATGGTTTTATCGGGTTGTATAGTTGTTAATACTACAACATACGCGGACTTCCGCACCCGAAAGATTAGCGGTTTTTTTATGCCTATTTTTTAGGTATTTGATCATATCTATGATCGGGTCGAGAGGACGTAATACAATACTCGAAAGAGAAATAAGTCCCGCCGTCGTATGCGGTAGTTGAAGCCCGATCACCTACTAAGTGATCAAATCACTAAACATACGAGGTATAAATCATGTCAGATCAACTATCAGTTTTCAATTTCAATAATTCTCAAGTTCGTGTTCAATTATTAAATAATCAACCTGTTTTTTGCTTAAAAGACGTTGCTGTTATTTTGAATATTAGCAATGCAAAAGTCAGTCGTTTCAATATATCAAGTAAAGGGGTACATAAAATGTACCTCCCTACGAAAAGTGGAAACCAAGAAATTACATTCATTGATGAACCTAATTTATATCGTGTAATTTTTAGAAGTAATAAAAAAGAAGCTGTAGACTTCCAAAATTGGGTATTTGATGAAGTATTACCAACAATTCGTAAAACAGGTTCATATTCGCTAACCATTAATTCAGAACAGCAACAAGCAATTCAGCAAGCAGTAAACGAGCGTTCTTATAGAACAGGTGAAAGGCATCAGGCTATTTATTCAAAACTACATCAGCAATTCAAAATACCTCGTTATCAAGATTTGCCAGCCAATCAATTTGAGAATGCTATTAAGTGGTTAGGTGGTGTGCATTCTCGAAGCGGATTATCTGACGAAGATTGGTATGATTTGGCTTGGTTATATAAAGCTGCTGAGCGAATGCGTTATCAAATAGAATTAATAGAGCCTGCATTACATGCAATAGATTCAAGTTTTAGAGCGGCTTTCTACTCTATGTCTCGTGAATATAAACGGACTTTAAATGATGCCAGGATAATAATTGCAAGGGAAACGGCTCATATTAAAGCTAAAAATATCATTGATAAATGGAATATGGTTTTGTCAGTTATAAGAAATAATTAATTGAAAGCCTTAAACACTTGACTGTTTAAACGTTTAAACGGATAATATACCTATAATGCGGTTTTGAACGCATGAAATTTAAGCCCACTAAATAGTTGGGCTTTTTTTATTTCCATATTATTCTATTATTATTTTTATTCTGGGAGAATAATTATGGAAGAATCCTTAAATAAAGAGCTCGTTACTAATGTATTCGATCTATTAAAGTTCTTTTTTTCTCATTTAACAGAGAATTTATTATTTATATTCGCTCTAGTTTTTTGTTCACTTTTTACATTGGCTTTATTATTTTATGTTCTAAAACCAATTTTAGCGTTTTTTATTAAACCTTTATTGAATAGAAATCAAAAAAAACAAGATCGAATTATTAATGACGAAAATCTAGAAAATGGTTTATGTAAGAAGGTGTGCAGTAAAGAGAAAGAAGTTTTATATATACAAGATATAACTAAATGTAGAAATAGACGGTTAGCTTTATTTTTCTTCGGATTAACAAAGCTAACTAAAAATAAAATTTCGCCTACACATTTTGAAAGATTGTATGGTTACTTAGTTATAGAGAAGGATGATATTAAAATATCCAACAATATGATATTATTCAATAATATAGTATATGGTTTTTTTGCATTTTTCTTTTTTGTTTTGACTTCCATTTTTTGGTATTTATTTTACGTCTCTTCTTTATCGTTTTATCGTATAATATTACTCATACAACTATTAATATTTGTTATTCCGACTCTTTATTTCTTAAGTCGTATTATAAGAAAAAGAGAAAAAGAGGATTTTTTAAAAGTTAAAGATGCTTTTTTAGAAAAGTTATTACCTGAACTTTAAACTCTAATTTAAGAGAAAGCCTCAATTAAGAGGCTTTTTGCTTTCAAGATAGAATTTGATAGCATCAAAAAATTAAACATTCTAGATATTTTTCTACATTATTTTTGTTATCATTAGGCATAATTGTCCTAAAGGTAATGAATATGAAAAAAATATTATTAATCCTCTTAATTATTCCTTGTATTGTTTTTGCTGCGAATAAACAGAAATTATCAGACCAAGAAATAAAAGAAAAAATTATTGGTAAATGGAATATGTATGAAATTGGTCGTGAAGCTAATATTGTTACATTTTACGGTAATGGGACAGTTACTTCAAAGTCTTATATTTGTGATAATGATGCAAAAAAAGCATTATATGACGGCGAAACAATTAAACAATACAAAATAGAAGATGGAATTATATACATAGGGCAATTATCAATTAAAGATGGATTTGTTAGTAAGCTAAAAGTAGAGAACGTAGAAAATTCAGCATTAAAACTTATCTATGACATGCCAGGTTATTCTTACAATAAAATAGAAATTAATTACATTAATACTACCAATAAAGATACTTTGCCTTTTTGTAAATATTACAAAGAAAATCCTTTTAGTAATCAGATTGATATGCAAAAACTTCAAGCTGATTTGAATTTATTACAGGATAATATAATAGAAACCCTTAAAAAAATAATTCCTAAGGATCTAGATGAATATACTATATTGCAAGATGTTTATAAAAAAAATAATGAATTATTCTATAAAATAAGCGTGAAAAAATATTCAAAAGGTAACTTTAATGATGAAATACTTAAAGCTTTCTTAAAAGTATCAGCAGTTGATAAATACTGTAATATAGATGAATCAACACCTAAAATACTCCAACAATTAAAAATGATATTTCCTAATGGGGTGTCTTATATATATTCTATTGAAGATGAAAAGCCGTTTGTAATTCATATGGATAAGAGCAGTTGTCCAAAACAATAAAATATATTAGTCTGAGTTAAGAAATTAGAATTTTTATTACATAAATGGACTTATGAAAAAGCTACTTATTACTCTATTTTTAATTCCGTTTCTTGCTTACTCGGCACAAAACTTCAATACAGCTAAAACAAAATTAGTCCAGTTGTATAAATCAAATCCCGAACAGACAACATTTTATTGTGACTGTGAATTCACATTCAATAATAAATCAGGTGTAGTTGATTTCAGTAAATGTGGATATGAGCCGAGAAAAAATGAATTCAGAGCTAAACGCATTGAATGGGAGCATGTCATGCCGGCTGAAAATTTTGGTAGGCATCTCCAGTGTTGGCGCGACGGTGGACGTAGAGAGTGTAAAAAAGACACTGTTTTTAACCAAATGGAGGGAGATATGCATAATTTGCAACCTTCAATTGGTGAGGTAAATGGTGATCGTTCTAATTTCAGATACTCTCAATTTACTAATGAATTCACCCAGTACGGACGCTGTAAAACAGCAGTGGATTTTCAAATTCGTAAATTTCAACCTCGCGACGAAATTCGTGGCGTTATAGCTCGCACATATTTTTACATGTCAGAAAAATACAATATCAATCTATCAGATTCAGAGTTTAAATTGATGCGCGCATGGGATAAATTATATCCGCCTGATAAATGGGAATGCGAGCGTAATCAGCAAATCAAACAGATACAGGGTAATGATAATAAGTTTGTTACAGGATCGTGTAAATGATGAAAAAATTAATATTGCTCTTTTTTGTTTGTTGGTTAGCAATCATGGATGCTTCAGCGGTATATGCTCCTCCAATTCGTACTAAAGATCCCACATTATTAATGATAATCGATGTTACTTTTTTTATTGGACTGATTTTTGCAATTTATATTATAGTTGGTAATAAGCTGGAAGACGATAAATTTAAAGATGAGCAAGAGAAATCAAATCAAAATAAAGTTCGTTTTAGCAAGAAACCTAAACCAGTAAATGAAAAATTTAAAAAATACGAAATATACACATCAAAGAATTTTAAAAAGAAAAAATAAGCCGGCGAAAGTCGGTTTTTTTATACCCAAATTTTGAGTATTCACTCAACATCAAACCGGTAGCAATGCTAGACACACACATCTTCAATCAATAGCTAGTACGCTACCATTATTTTAACAGCCTCAAACAAATGGAGGCATATCATGAAGATTAAACGCATGCCTATAAAAGACCCTGATAATGTCAACTGGCTTGTTGTCATTTATCTATTCATCATAACATCGCTTGGCTCATTAGCTAGCTATTGTTATCACGTTCTTAATGGTGACCAATTTAATATTTGGGTTTTAATTGCTCAAATATTCATTTCAATATTTGCTGGCGCGCTAGTTGTGTTAGCCGCTAGTTATTTCAATTGGGCTTTTGAGTTTGCCGGCGGGATTGCTGGTTTAGCTGGTTGGTCAGGTGCAACATTAATCAAAGCACTTGAGGAACGATTAATAAAAAAAGCCAAAGGAGATGAACAATGAAGCTAACAAGGCTAAAAACTAATTTAAATGGAACATTTGGTAAGATTCAATTGCCGTCAGGCAAAGTTCTGTCAACTTTAGAACTACAATGGAAAGATAATCAACGCCAAATTTCATGCATTCCCGCCGCTACATATCAATGTGATATAGTTAATTCGCCAAAGTTCGGACGAGTATATCAAGTTAAAGATGTACCGAATCGCTCTCATATTTTAATTCATGCCGGTAATTGGACTAAAGATACATCGGGTTGCATTCTGGTTGGAATGAGTAATAACGATTCTCAATTATTTGAAAGTAGAAAGGCGTTAACTTTATTAATGAATGAGCTTGACGAACAATCATTTAAACTGGAAATAGTAGAAAACTATGATAGATAAAAAAATATTGTTTTCAGCCCTTCTTTGTGTGCTATTTCTATACACCACGATTGATCAGTGGTTGGATAAAAAAAACGCACAGAAAGAGGCTAGGATATTAACCGACAAAATATTACAGTTAGAGCAGAGTATAGAGAAAAATAATCAGTTGGTGACTAATAACGAGCAAGAAAAGGTTAAGCTCGAAAATCAATCACAAGAAAGACAGGAGCAAATGAATGAGCAACTCAAAGACAATGATTGTGCTAATCGGTTTGTGCCTATGCCTGTTTCTGCCAGCTTGTACAACCGAGCGAAAAATTTACGTGAGTCAACCGATACCAGCCAATCTATTAAGTGATTGCCTTCCACAGTTACCACCTAAATCAATGACATTTGGTGAGAGCCTTAAATATAACGAGCATTTATTAAATGTCATTGAAAAATGTAATAGTGACAAACACGCAATAAAAGATATTATTAAATGAACCTCCTAAAATGATTTGTTATAATTTAAAGACATTGTAATAAAAATAAAATGGAATTGTAATGTTAAAAAAAATAACTGCATTATTAACGGGGTTGGCTTTGTTTGGATGTTCACCTTCAGGTGAAAATGTTACAGAAGATATGTTAATTGGTTCATGGATATGTCAACACCAAAGATTATACAATATAGAAAAAACAGCCACTGATGATAGAAATTCTGAAATAAATGATATCCAGATAAAATATGAAAAACAAAAAAATAATTCAATGACAGAGCAATATTATAATTTACCACCCAAAAAATTTTTATTCGAACGCTATAAAAAAATACATCGCAATTTTGATGAAAATATTGAGTTCGATCGGACATTGGAATATCAATATGTATCAGACGATGAGTTTAAACATGTTGAAACTTATAGTTCGAGGTATAGATCTACAAAAAAACCTAGCGAGTTAAATGTTTATACAACAACATGTGTTAGGCAAAAAAATTAATAAATTATCAACATTATTGATCAAACCGCTTAACTGCGGTTTTTTTGTGCTTAAAATTTATTAAAAAAATCTTCATTTGGTGCAAAAACGCACCGCCACCTATTTTACAATCAACGTCATTCACACTGGCAATTAAAAAAAGAGTCTTTTAGGAATGAGTTTTAGAGGGTACCAGATGGTTATCATGGTTTACCTCTCTTGGACTGGTTCCCTGTGTGACTAAAACTCATTTCTAACGGAGAACACCATGAATATTATTAAATTCGATTTTAACGAAATGGTTACTTTACAAGGTAATCAAGTAATGACGAATCTTTAAAGGTAGCCAAGTATTTTGGTAAACGACATTCAGATGTTCTTAGAGCAATAAGAAAACTAGATTGTTCAAGTGAGTTTACAGAGCGCAATTTTGCGTTTTGTAGTGAAATCAATGTTTTAGGTAATTTTTGCTTTTCCCTATAATAAAATTATAATGCTCAGAAGAATATACTCGGCGCAATTTTGCGCCTTTTGATTATTATTAATAAATTGTTTTTGTGGGTGTTAAATGGATAAGACGAATAGTATAGCTATTTGGGCGGTTATTCTCGCGGTTTATATATTTATAGTTTTTAGGAAAAGAATATTAAATATTTTTGAAAAACTTTCCCAACCTAAGAGTGAACTTGAACGTTGGTATAAGGAAGAACTAAAACGTCAATCAAAAGCCAAAGCAGAATACTATTATCAAAAATTTAGTAAATTAAAAGATAAGCATAGTCATAAAAATATAATTAGATTTAGAAGCACAACAGAAGCATTTTTATTTGCGTGTGAGAATTCTGCTCCTTTGGAAATAAATCAGCCATTGGTTGGTATAGTACGAGATATATCCACTAGCAGGTACATGTTCGATATTACAAAATTTGCACCTGTTTATGAAATTGAAATAGCGTTAAATACGGGACCTTTTAAAACCACTGTACGCTCCCCTGTCATTGATTATCATTTAGAAGTAGGATCTTTAGTTCTCTGGATTCCTATGGGTTTGCAAAATACAGAATGCCCATCTGGAGTTTTACAATCAGAAATATACCCGATTTTATCCCTCCAAACCGGTTGGAAATTAAAAAAAGCATTTATATAAATACCATTCAAAATATTTAAACCGCTTCGGCGGTTTTTTTATTTCCGTAACTTAAAGTTACACTTTTTAAAACAATACAGTTTCTATGATAAACGTATATAACAACCCCCGTTGGCGTAAAGCTAGGCGAACATACCTACAGCGCAAGCCGTTTTGTGTTATGTGTTTAAAGCAGGGTAGATATGAACCCGCAACCGCAGTAGACCACATTATTCCGCACAAGTTAGAGCAAGCATTAATATCCAAAGACCCAGTAAGAATTAAACAGGCGCAAAAATTGTTTTGGGATTCATCAAACTATCAAGGACTGTGTAACACTCACCACTCAAGCACCAAGCAGAGAATAGAGAACATAGGCACAGAGATAGGATGCGATGTTAATGGTATGCCGTTTGGTGGACATTGGATTAATAATAAATTATCTAGGTAAGGGGAGGGGGTGGTAAATTTCTAGAACTTTTTGTCTTCCAAACCGCTCGTCCCCTTTCATTTTAACGCTAACCCGATTTTTTTACTTTTTTTAGGAACATATATGGCCGCAAAGAAAAGAACACGTTCTGATAGCACTGCGGCAGCTATCAAAGCTATGGACAATGCCGTAAAAAACACTATTGAACCACCAGCCTACGCAGGATTATCAACTAAAGCTCGTCCTTTTTGGGATTCCAATATTAAATCAAAAGCTCTTGATTCGTGGACTGATTCGGACCTTATCGAGTGCGCCGATTTATCAAATAATCAGCTAAGAATACTTGAATTAAGAAAAGAGCTAGCCAGCGAAAATGAAAAAGTTGGTGAAGAACGTAATCCGAACGAGATTAAGCGCATTGATAAACAAATAACCGATCTGGGTAGGTTAGTCGCAGCACAAAAAAGAAACCTACAAATACATTCTCACGCCACAAATGGCGAATCGAGAGATCAGCAAAACCGCAACAAAAATGAGCAAAACGCAAGAGCTTACATGGATAAACATGACGGGCTAGGATTGCTTGCTACGCCATTACATTAAGGTAATTTTATGACACGAGGTGAAAAGGTAATTGCTTTTATTGAGCACTATTGCCGAGTGCCTGACGGTGAGCATCTTGGCGAACCGATGCAATTAGCTGATTTCCAAAAACGGTTTATTTTAGATATTTATGATAACCCTAACAGGACTTATTCAGCATATCTCAGTATTGCAAGAAAGAACGGTAAAACAGGTTTAATTGCTGGGTTATTGTTAGCACATTTAGTTGGTCCTGAAGCTGTTCAAAATTCGCAGATCGTCAGCGGTGCAATGAGCCGAGATCAAGCATCAATTGTGTTTGAATTGGCGGTTAAAATCGTTAACTTAAACCCTGAACTGCAAAAAATAGTTAGAATCGTACCAAGTGGCAAAAGGCTTTATGGTTTGCTTTGCAATGTTGAATATAAAGCATTGGCTGCTGATGGTAAAACCGCGCATGGGTTATCGCCTATTCTTGCTATTCTGGATGAAGTTGGACAAATAGTTGGACCAAGAAGTGATTTTGTTGACGCAATCACTACTTCACAGGGCGCGCATAAAGAACCTTTACTTATTGCGATTAGTACCCAAGCTGCAAATGATGCTGATTTATTCAGTGTATGGCTTGATGATGCTAAAAGTTCTAACGATCCGCATATCATTTCACATGTTTATGCTGCTGAAAAAGATGCTGACGTGCTTGATGAAAAAGCGTGGTATGCGGCTAATCCTGCACTTGGATTATTCCGTTCCTACGATGATTTAAAGCGGTTAGCTAATGCGGCAAACCGTATGCCAATTGAAGAAAATAAATTCCGAAATCTCAATCTAAATCAGCGAGTATCGGTTGTTAGTCCATTTGTATCTCGCAACGTGTGGGAATCATGCTCAGCTAAACCAACATCAGAAGATGTTATCAGCTTTGCAGGACTTGATTTATCCCAAAAGAACGACTTAACCGCATTCGTTGTTATATCAAAAACGAGCGATGGGTACTGGAATGTTCACCCTTATTTTTGGGCGACAGAGGTTGGCATACATGATCGTTCAAAAAGAGACAGAGTGCCTTACGATGTATGGGCAAAACAGGGTTACCTAAGGACAACGCCACGCGCATCTATTGATTATGAATACCTGGTTAAAGAGTTGGACGAAATCATCCAAGAATACAATATCTCGGCCATTGCTTTTGACCGATATCACATTGACTTTTTAATCAAAGAATTTGAGCGAATTAATGCTAATCCGCCTTTAGTCAAATTTGGGCAGGGTTTCAAGGACATGTCACCAGCTTTATCTATTTTAGAAGACGAACTTTTAAATGGAACTATTCGTCATGGCAATCACCCAATACTGACCATGTGCGCCGCTAATGCTGTGGTAACAAGAGATGAAGCTGACAATAGGAAATTTGATAAACACAAAGCTACTGGTCGCATTGATGGTATGCAGGCTTTGGCGATGGCTTTTGGCGTGACAAATAAAGAGGATGAATCAGAAAGCTCTTTATCAGAACACATCTTAAACGTAGGAATACGGTCATTATAATGAATATATTTAACTTATTTAAACGTAAAGAAAAATCTATTACTACCGCTCAAGAGTTATCTGATTATGTAGGTTTTTCGCTAGATACCTATGCAGGTCGTAGGGTTAGTCCGGCTCTTGCTATGCAGTTAACTGCTGTATTTGGCTGCGTTCGTGTATTAACTGAATCTGTCGGAATGTTGCCATGTTTCTTATATCAAGCAACAGATAGCGGGCGCAAAAAAGCACCCAAAGAAAAACTGTACTCACTTTTATATGTTGCGCCAAATAACTACATGACCCCACAAGAGTTTTGGGAGTACCTGATCGGCTGTCTGTGTTTACGTGGTAACTTTTACGCATATAAAGTCAAAGTATTCGGTGAAGTTGTTGAGTTACTCCCTCTTTTGCCCGGTAGTGTGCAGCCGAAATTAAATGATAAATGGGAGCCTGTTTATCAAGTAACTTTCCCTGATGGCTCTTGTGATGTGCTTTCTCAAGATGAAATTTGGCACGTGCGCACATTTTCAATGGATTCATTGGTTGGCTTAAGCCCGATTAGTTATGCAAGGCACGCTATAGGGCTTGGTTTAGCCACTGAAGAACACGGATCGCGACTATTTAGTAATGGCGCAGTTTCAAGCGGTGTATTACAAACCGATCAGGTATTAACTGATGAAGCATACAAGCGACTAAAAGAAAACTTTCAAGAACAGCATCAAGGGCTAGAAAATGCACACAAACCCATGATATTAGAAATGGGTCTTAAGTGGAATAACATCAGTATGTCTGCCGAAGATGCCCAGTTTTTAGAAACCAGAAAATTTCAACTTGAGGAAATTTGCCGAATATTTCGCGTGCCGATGCATATGGTCCAAAACACCGACAGGGCCACATTCAATAATATTGAAAATCTCGGTATGGGGTTTGTTAATTACTCATTAGTGCCCTATCTAACACGAATTGAGCAACGCATCAACATTGGACTCGTTAGTAAAGAAAAACGAGGTCAATTTTATGCCAAGTTTAACGTCGGGGCGTTATTGCGCGGTGACATGAAATCTCGCTACGACTCATACGCAACAGGTATCAACTGGGGCATTTTATCACCGAACGAGTGCCGTGATTTAGAAGAGCGCAATCCTCGTGATGGCGGCGATATCTATCTAACCCCAATGAACATGACTACTAAACCACAGGATAACAACAAAGATGCTAAATAAAAAACGACTTGATATGCCTTTTGAGATTAAATCGGTGAGCGATTCAGGTGCATTTACAGGCTACGGCTCAGTATTTGGCGTGAAAGATAGCTATTCAGATATCGTAATTAAAGGCGCATTTACTAAATCGCTTAACATGTGGAAAGAGAAAGGGCGTTTGCCTGTACTTCTATGGCAACACAAGATGGATGAACCTATCGGCTATTACACAAAAATGGTTGAGGACGATAACGGGTTGTATCTTGAGGGGCAATTATTAATTGATGATGATCCGCTCGCTAAACGTGCCCATGCTCACATGAAAGCTAAATCATTATCTGGGTTATCAATCGGATATATTTTAAATGATTATGATTACGACAAAGAAAAATCTGCATTCATTTTGAAAGAGATTGATCTCTGGGAGGTGTCTGTTGTCACTTTCCCAGCAAACGATGAAGCGAGAATTGATAACGTAAAAAGTATTTTTGAAAGTGGTGACATACCGCCACCGAAAGAAATTGAAAGAGTGCTGCGCGACGTTGGACTCTCCAGAACTCAGGCAAAAGCGTTTATGTCTGAGGGATATTCTTCACTAAAACAGCGAGATGCTAGTAATAGCGAGGAAAACGCATTAAATATTTTAAAATCAATTTTTAACTAGGAGATTATATATTATGGCAGTTGATAATAAAGATGTTGAACTAGTCGCGCAGGAACTTAAACAACAGTTTGAAGAGTTTAAGACTAAAAATGATCAGCGATTAGAAGCAATCACACAAGAAAAAGGGAAGCTAGCTGAGCAAGTCGAGACGCTAAACAGCAAGTTATCAGAATTAGATAGTACTAAAGCCGCGTTAGAAAACGAGCTTGCCGAGTTTAAACGCCCAGCAGGTGGAAATAAACAAGCCTCAGCACATAAAGAAGCATTTGCGCGATTCATCCGCAAGGGTGACGACCAAGGTTTAGCAGAGTTAGAACAAAAAGCAATGCAAACAGGTATTGATGCTGACGGTGGCTATGCCGTTCCTGAAGAATTAAACACTGACATTTTATCCGCCTTACGTGATGAAGTCGTGATGCGCCAGGAATGTAATGTCATTACAGTTGGTACCCCAGATTGGAAAAAACTAGTCAATAAAGGCGGTATTTCTAGTGGTTGGGTAGATGAAACCGATCCGCGACCTGAAACTGGCACACCTCAACTTGGTGTAATTACTCCTGTTTGGGGTGAAATTTACGGTAACCCGTACGCCACCCAAACTATGCTTGATGATGCATTTTTCAATGTAGAGTCATTTATCACAGACGAGTTAACGCAAGAGTTTGCTGAACGTGAAGAAGAGGCGTTCACTCTTGGTGATGGTAATAAAAAACCAAAAGGCTTTTTAGCTTATGCAACCGATGCAAAAGATGATAAAGCTCGCGATTGGGGTAAATTGCAAAATATCACATCAGGTGCAGTAAAAATAATATCTGCAGATGATATTGTGAGTCTTACTTATACCTTACGCAAAGTCTATCGTAATGGTGCTAAATTCATGATGAACAATCAATCATTGTTAGCAGTTCGTTTATTAAAAGATGATAAAGGCAATTACATCTGGCAACCAGGATTGCAAGTTGGTCAACCGTCATTACTGTCTGGTTTTGCTGTTGCTGAAAATGAGCAAATGCCAGATATCGGTGATACATCTGGTAAGGCCCCAATTGCATTTGGTAACTTTAAACGTGGTTTTTATATCTTTGACCGTATTGGTATTCGCATGTTACGTGATCCGTATACTAAGAAACCATTTGTCGGGTTCTATACGACTAAACGCGTTGGCTCAATGTTAAATGATAGTAACGCAATTAAGTTGCTTACAATCAAAAAAGGTAGCTAATAATATGCCCTTTATTCAATAAAGGGCTTTTTTTTGAGGTAATTATGGCAGATCAATCTTATACATTTCCCACCTTAGAAGAAATAAAAAAACAATGTCGTATTGATAATGATGATGAAGATAATCTGTTGAATATCTATCTTAAAGCAGCTATCAGTAGAGCGCAAAATTATACAAATCGCATATTTTATGAAGATAAAATCCCAGAAGGCGCTCAGTCTTCGGCAATGTTGGTTGAACCAGATGTAAAAATAGCGATTTTATTAGCTGTGGGATATTGGTACCAACAACGAGAAGATGTTGCTAACGAACAGTTATATTCCATTCCTCTTGGGTTCAATACATTATTAAAATCTTATAGGTATATTCCGATATGATCCATGCGGCAGGAAAGCGAAATCAAAAAATATTAATTCGCCGAAGATTTGATATTCCAGTTGGTTTTAGTGAGGTTGATGCTGAATATTCAAAAGGTATTTACAAGTGGGCTAAAGTTACGCAACCCACCTCATCAACTTATTTTTATTCAATTCAGACGGAGAATGTAATCACCCATTACTTTGAAATAATTGCAAGCAACCGAGAACCTATATCTATTGATTATGAAGTTGTTTGGAATGGGCATGTTTATAAAATCAAGCGATGCAGATGGTTAGATCATCCCAAGAAATATTTACTGTTGGAATGTGAGGAGATTGGTAGCAATGAGTAATCCGGATTATAACGTTCACGTCGATTTTACGTTAGTTGAATCTGCTGAACTTAACCGTAAAAAATTGCGTAAAACGTTTGTCAAAATTGGTAAGAAAATTCAAGCAACATCACGTGCTTTAGTTAGTAAAAAACAAGTTTCTAAAAATGGCGATTATCCTGGTTTTCGAAGCGGAAAGTTAAGTCGATCTATTGGGTATAAAGTACCAAGACCTACATCACGGAGACCAGGATTAATGGTTCTTGTTATGCCAAATGTTAAAGGTGGAAACAATATGGAAAAGCTAATGGGTCCGTATTATCCAGCGTTCCTATTTTATGGTGTCCGCCGTAACGCAAAACGAGGTAAAAGTCATAAAAAAGGGGCATCAGGTGGAACACCATGGCGGATTGCTCCACGGGGGAACTTCATGATTGATGCATTAAATAAAGAATCGTCGTGGAGTAAATACACGTTAGCTAAAGAGCTCGTTAACTCAATGAAGCAGGTCAAACAATGAAACTATCAAATATCGTTAAAACTTTACGCCAATCAAGTCCAAGTTTTGAAGGTCGTATTGGCGGCGCTGCTGAATTTTCAGCTATTAAAGATGCCACATTTTTGAAATTACCAGCAGCTTACGTTGTACCACTTGACGACAGAGCAGAGGATAACAAATCACAAACGGATTATTGGCAAGATGTGACAGAGGGGTTTGGTGTCATTGTTGTATTAAAGCCATTAGACGAACGAGGCCAACATGAGGCCTATGATATTGTCGAAGATATTAAAGTCGAGCTTTGGCGTGCTTTACTTGGGCTAGAAGTTTCTCCGTCCCATCATCCAATTCAATATGATGGTGGTGACTTACTTGATTTAGATCGCGGCAGAATTTTTTATCAATTTAATTTTAGTGCGGTGCGTGAAGTAGGATTTGAAGATACTCGTCAATATTTCGATTTGAACCCAACAGAAAACTATAACCCATTAAATATAGGTAAATTCGACACGATGTCAGGAACTTTAAAAGATACTGATTCATCAGTAACCGTTAATTTTGAACACAATAATATCTACGAGGGTAACAATGATAATTAAACCAGTGAATGGCAAACAGGTATATGACCCTGATAATGGGGATTATTTACCGATTGAAGGCCGTAATATTGAGTTTAACCAATACTGGGCTAGACGATTGACAAATAATGATGTTGAAGAAGTCACAAACATCAAAGTAAAACAGGAAAAGAAAGGTACAAAAAATGACGATTAGTTTTAATAATATTCCGAGCAATATTAGGGTGCCATTGTTTTATGCTGAGGTAGATTCATCTGCAGCTAATACAATTCAAGATACTGGAGCATCATTAATCATTGCTCATCCTCTAATTGATAGCCAAATTGAACGCAATAAGTTAATTATTATGCCATCATCAGATCAGGCTAAAAAGTTAGCCGGTCGAGGTAGTCAATTAGCAAGAATGGTTGATGCCTATCGCAATATCGATAATTTCGGAGAGCTTTATGTAATTGCTGTGGATGAACCAACAGCAGGAGCAAATGCAACTGGTACAATACAAATACTTGGTACAGCGGAAGAAACAGGAACATTAAGTCTTTATATTGGTAACATTAAAATTCAATCACGCGTGACCATTTCTGATACAGCCGAAAATATAGCAAATGCGTTAAATAGTGCAATCAATGCTAACCAAGATTTACCAGTCACGGCAACAGTTACAGACAGTACAGTAAAACTTACTGCAAAAAATAAAGGGCTAAATGGTAATGATATCCCGCTATGTATTAACTATTACGGCTCGATTGGTGGTGAAGAAACGCCGGACGGATTAAAAATTACTATAACTCAAATGAGTGGTGGAACTGGTACCCCAGATTTAACGCCAGTTATTGCTTCAATGGGTGATAAATTACTCGATTTTATCGCATTTCCTTATTGCGATGTTGCTTCGTTATCAGCAATCAACGCTGAGATGGGTGATACTAAAGGTCGTTGGAGCTATATTCGCCAATTATATGGACATGTTTATACAGCCCAAAAAGGAGAATTATCCGAGCTTGTCGAATTTGGTGATAAATTAAATTACCAACATATTACTGTTGCTGGCTATGAATCAACAATTCAAACTGGAATTGATGAATTAATTGCAATGCGAACTGCTCGTAATGCTGTATTTATTTGTAATGACCCAGCGCGACCAACGCAAACAGGGTTGTTAAATGGTGCATTGCCTGCATCTGATAGCAACCAGTTTACACTAACTGAACAGCAATCATTATTAAGTCACGGTATTGCAACTGCTTATGTATCAAGCGGAAAATTGCTTATTCAACGTGATATTAGTACATATCAACGCAACAGCTATGGGATTGCAGATAATAGTTATTTGGATAGTGAAACACTGCACACGCTTGCATATGTATTGCGTAAATTACGCAGCGTAATCACAACAAAATACCCACGGCATAAACTGGCAAATGACGGTACAAGATTTGGCGCAGGGCAAGCGATTATTACGCCAGCAGTTGCTAAAGCTGAAATCAACGCGACTTATCGTCAACTTGAATTAATGGGATTAGTTGAAAACTTTGATTTATTCAAAAAGAACTTAATCGTTGAACGAAATGTCAACGATCCTAACCGACTAGATGTGTTATTCCCACCAGATTTAGTTAATCAATTACGCGTATTTGCTGTGCTTGCACAGTTTAGATTGCAATATCCAGAGGAGACAAACTAATGGTAAAACGTATTGCTGGAACAACTTATATTAAAGTTGATTCTGAACAGCTTTCATTAACTGGTGGTATTGAAGTCCCGATGAATACAAATGTTAAAGAAAGTATTATCGGGCTTGACGGAAGTGTCCACTACAAAGAAACATACAGATCACCTTATATTAAAGGCACTTTTAAAATACCTGCAGACTTTCCAGTCGAAAAGTTAAAATCAAGTGATTCCATGACAATCACCGCAGAACTAGCTAACGGTAAAGTTTATGTACTATCCAACGCATGGATTGAAGGTGAAGTGAATCACAATGCAGAAGAGGGTACAGCAGAAATTGAATTCCACGGTGAAGAAGGATTTTATCAATAATGAAAGAAATTAAACTATCACAGCCGATTATGGCACACGGCAACGAATTGCATGTGCTTGAACTTAAAGAACCAACAGTTAAAGACATCAAAAAGCTAGGCTTTCCATTTGATAGCAATATGATTGGCGACCCGAAAAAAGTCGCAGATTACATTGTTGCGCTTGGTAATGTTACGCCTAGTTCGGTTGAACAACTGACCCCGTATGATTTTCTGATGATCACCAGTGAAATTATGATGTTCTTCGGCCCAAAGGAGAAAGAGACAATTCCAACGGAGGAGGAACAAGCGACAACAGCGGAATAATCACAATCGAATATCTTGTAAACCTTTGTTTTGATCTTGCCAAGTACTGGCAACTCTCCCCCTTTTACATCATAGAAGAACGTTCACTATCAGAAGTATTTGAATTAGTCGAACAAGCAAACCGCATAGAAAATAGTAGGGAATCATAATGGCAGGCTTTAATTTAAAAGCTGTAGTGACGTGTGTTGATAAACTGTCGCCGCAATTAAATACAATGAAAGGCAAACTTGAAAAGTTTCAAAAAACCATGAATAAATCGGGGTTTGGTAAACTTGGATTGAAAGATGCCGTTACCGGACTTGCTATTTCTGCGCCGTTTGTAAAAGGTGTAAAAGATGCAATGGCGTATGAAGAAGTCATGGCTGATATTAGAAAAGTTGTTGACTTCGACACACCGGAGCAATTTAAGCAAATGGGGAAAGATATTCGTGAAATGTCGCTGCATTTGCCTATGGCGGCAAAAGACATTGCGTCTATTGTAGCAGCTGGTGGACAGGCAAACATTCCGAAAGATGATTTGCTACGGTTTGCAGAAGATGCTACAAAAATGGGTATTGCATTTGATACTACCGCAGAAGAGGCTGGTAGCACAATGGCCACATGGCGAACAGCACTAAAAATGACACAAACTGAGGTTGTCGAACTATCTGATAAGATTAATTTATTGGGTAATACACAAAATGCAACAGCCAGGGATATTTCAAATGTTGTTTCTCGAATAGGTCCACTAGCTAGTATTTCAGGTGTTAGTGCTGATAAGTTGGCAGCGCTGAGTTCTACAACGATGGCAACAGGTACAAATGCTGATCAGGCAGCAACAGGTATTAAAAACTTTATGCTAACACTTACAGCAGGTAAAGCCGCAACAGCAAAACAGCAGAAGGCATTACAGCAACTGGGATTTACATCAACTCAAATAGCTAAAGGAATGCAAAAAGATGCAGAAGGGACGATTATGAAAGTGCTGGAATCTCTAGGACAGGTGTCTAAGGATCGGCAGTCTGCAGCTTTAACTGTTTTATTCGGTAAAGAAAGCGTTGCTGCTATATCGCCGTTACTCAACAATCTAGAATTATTAAAAACAAATTTCAACCGAGTTAGTGATGCATCACAGTATGCTGGTTCAATGCAGAAAGAGTACGAATCTAGATCTAACACTACAGCAAACAAATTACAACTTTTTAATAACGCATTAACTGATGTCAGTTTATCTATTGGGGATGCATTATTGCCGGTATTTACAGAATTACTGGACGAGCTACAGCCATTAATTGTCGAATTCGGCCATTTTATCCAAGAAAACCCAGAACTAGTAAAAATGGTGGCTATGTCGGTTGCTGGTTTAATAGGATTAAGGGTTGCTTGTGCAGGTGTAAATATTATTGTTGGTACACTTTCGACAAGTATTACTGTCTTTAATGGAATATTGAAAGGTGTCAAGCTTACAACAAAGGCCTTAGCAATCGCTCAGTTGGGTTTATCAAAAGCATTTAAAATTGCAAAGTTAAGTGTTATTGGGTTTAACACTGCGTTAAAAGCAAACCCAATAGGCCTTGTAATGACAGGAATAGCATTAGCGGCAGGTTTGATTATTGAATACTGGGATGAAATAGTTCAGTTTTTCCAATGGTTTTGGGGAGTCATTAAGCCTTACGTTATGCCGATCATTAATTTTTTTATTGAAGGGTTCAAAGTGGGGGCTACTTTAATTGCAAATGCATGGGGTGTTGTTAGTCAATTTTTTAGGAATCTCTGGGAATTTATCAAACCATTTGTTATGCCAATTATCGATTTTTTTATTGAAGGGTTCAAAGTGGGTGGTAAGAAAATTGCAGAAGCATGGGAAACAGTCAGTAAGTTTTTTTGTGGTTTATGGGGAACTATAAAACCATTTATTATGCCAATTCTGGATGTCTTCATTGAGCCGTTTAAGGTGGCTGGTGACGCGATCCCAAAAGCATGGGATAAAGTGAAAAAGTTTTTTAGCGGGTTGTGGGATAGTGTTAAATCAGGTATACAACCGTTAATCGATGCATGGAATTGGTTATTTGGTAGCAGTGAAAAAAATATCAAAATAAATGTTGATACAACTCAGTTACAAAAACGAGTAGACAAAACAATGTCACAATATCCGTATTATTCAAGTCCTGCAATGCAGTATCCATACTATTCGACACCTCACATACCAGATAACTCCTTTTCAAAGGGCAAACCACTGAATAGTGAATTAGTCGTTAAATTTGAGAATATACCTCATGGCACTACTGTTAAAAAAACTAAGGAGTCAGAAGGGTTCAATACGAAAGTTGATGTTGGATGGGGTCCATATTCTAAAGCGGGGGCAAATTAATGAGTTGGTTAAGTGATTTATTACCAGCCAGTTTCCGAGGTGTACCATTCCAAGTGAGTGGTACGTCATCTGAATTTGGGCGACGCAATCAAACACACGAATACCCGTTTAGAGATGTACCATATACAGAAGATGTTGGACGTTTAGCGCGAAAAAATAAAATTGATGCGTTTCTAATTGGTGATGATCACAAAGAACAAGCGGAAAAACTTGCAGACGCGATTGAACAAGAGGGAGCTGGAACGTTAATACATCCATTCCTTGGTGAACTTAATGTTAATATTGCCGGGACAGTAACGATTAGCGATTCAGTTGATAAAAGAAGAATGAGTGTTGTATCGTTTTCTTTTGTTGAAGCTGGTGAATTAATATTCCCTGATTCATCTGTAGCCACTGACGATGTAGTTAATGAAAATGCAGATAATGTAGATCATGAGTTGTTAGACGCATTTGAAGACTTTGACCTTATCGATGCACCTGATTTTATTCAAGAGAATATTCTTGATAATACAATGACTATATTAAATGGTATAGCTGATACATTTAATACAATTACTCCATACGTTAGAGAAGCTGTAAAAATAATGAATGGTGATTTATCACCGATACTTGGTGCCGGTGGTTCATCAATAGTTAATTCAATTAAAAATGTATGGAAAAGCGCGACAAGATTTACTAACTCCGTAAAAGGTCTTATATCTAGGGCTAAGGTGTTTACTGGCACATCATTTGTGAAAAATTTGTCACCTGTTGGAGTATGGCCAACGGATAGTCGGTCAACAGCACAAACTAAAAAAAACCAAAATATAATTAATACTGCAATGCGTGTTACAGCATTAACTGAAGCATCACGAACAATTGCATCATTACCGAAGCAAACTAAAAATGATGTACTAAAAAGAGTGTCATCGTTTCCGCCAGTAGGCCTTAGTCCTGTTGTAGGTTCAGTTATAAGTAGTGTGGATAAAAGCGCAAATTTATATGACGTAATTGAAAATTCTTCATCACAACAGTCAATAATAAATAGAACTAATAACGCCAATACTACAACGACCGTAAACAATGAAAATACGGTAAAAAATAATACAATTTCTTTTGATGATTTGCTCGAAATCAAAGATGCTATTAATACCTCATTTGATATTGAATTATCACGAACACAAAATGATAAATTATATGTAGCATTAGTTAAATTAAAAGCTGCAGTTAATCAAGATATCAATGAACGATTAATCAAAATAGAGAAAACAATTGTTTACATCCCAGACGATGTATTACCAGATCTGGTGTTATCTCATTATCTCTATAACAACTCTAAACGTTTTGACGATATATCAACGCGCAATAATATTTTACATCCTGGTTTTGTTCCTGTTCGAGAATTACGAGTGCCTAAATCATGAATAATGTTTTTTTAAAAGTTAACCATACGTATTTCGGCGGTTGGACTGACATTAGTATCTCGGCAGGTATTGAACGGCTTGCAAGAGATTTTAATGTCACTATCACACGTCAATGGCCATCATCTGGTGATGATTCAGAAACCAAAATAACAGTTAAAAACGGCGACCTTGTTGAGGTTTTTATTGATGATGATGTTGTTTTAACCGGATATATTGAAGCGTTACCGATTAGATATGATGCGAGTTCTATATCGATGGGAATAGTTGGTCGGAGCAAAACGGCTGATTGTGTTGATTGCAGTGCAGTGCCGAAACAATATAGCGGAAGTTCTACAATACAAGTGATCCAAGATTTAGTTACGCCATTTAAACTAAACGTCATTAACCAAGGTGGTGATGCAGGTTCTCTTAGTATTCAAGCGGATCAAGGCGACACAGTTTTTGATGTCATTAGTAAAATAATGGGCATGCAACAAATAGTTGTATTTGATGATGAGAAAGGACAAGTGGTTATTGGTGATATCGGTTCAGATGAAGCGAAAACGGCATTAGTATTAGGTAAAAATATCTTATCTGCTGATACTGAAAAAAGCATCAAGGATAGATATTCGGATTATTTTGTTTCAGGCCAAAGTGTTGGTGATGATGAAAACTTTGGACAGGCAACACTCGCATCAGTTCGAGCATCAATTAAGGATGACAGCATTCTACGTTATAGGCCACTTATTATTAAGCAATCCGGTGATTCAAATAATGGTACTTGCCAAGAGCGTTGCGAAATGGAAAAGACGTTAAGAGCAGGTAAAACCAGAGAAGTTACATATACGGTTCAAGGCTGGAAGCAAGGGGACGGAACGTTATGGAAACCTAATCAAATGGTTGTCGTTGATGATCCCCTACTTGGTTATGATAATGAAAAACTGGTTATTGCTGAAGTTAAATACAGTTTAAGCATTCGTGGAACGTTATGCGAGTTAAAAGTTGGACCAGTTGAAGCCTATTTGCCAGACAGGAAGAAAACCAAGAAGAAAAAAGGGAAAAAATCTAACACTGGCGAGGTATTCTAATGCGTAAAGTTTTAAATAAAATAATGAACATTGTATCTAGGGGCTATATCACATTTAGTGATAGCGCAAGTAAATGCCAAACATTGCAAATCAAAATGTCTGGCGGAGAGCTAAAAAGCGATGTAGAGCATATAGAGCAATACGGCTTTACTTCACGTCCGCTGGACGGAGCAGAGGCGGTAGCGCTATTTTTAGATGGTGATAAATCACATGGAGTAATTTTAACAGCTGGGGATCGTCGTTATCGAATTAAGTCATTAAAGCATGGTGAAGTTGCTATCTATACCGATGAGGGAGATTACATTACATTTAATCGTAATAATGAAATTAATGTAAAAACTAAAAAATTCATCATTAATGCTGATGATACAATAGAACTAAATACTAAAAATTTAGTTGTTAAAGCATCATCAGGTACAAATTTTGATACACCGTTATTAAAATCAACCGGTGAAATTGAGGATAAAACCAGCACCATATCTAATATCAGAACTACATATAACGGTCACACGCATAACGAAACAAATTCAATAACACAAACCCCAAACCAAAAAATGAGTTAGTTTGTATAGACATTTATTTCAAACGGAACGAACTGTGCCTTTATTCTGTCATTAAAATAAGTCATCTCAAAAGGTGCGTCTTTTGCTAGTTCCCACAAGTGACCAGCTTGTTTTAATGCATCTTCCTTAGAAGCTAATTTTGGTTGTAACATTCTCATTACAGCATATGTTGAACATAGCATACCTTGACGAGATTGTTCATTTTTTGCATTTGTAGATGATGTTATTTGAATATTGGTTAGCTTATTTTTTTCATCAATTTTTAATATAACAGCAAAGGTTATGTTTTCTTGTTTAAATTCTTGATAACCATTTGCACCATCATTGAATAATCGCATTTCATCTACTTTAATTGTTGAACATTGAGGAATAGTTTTGAAATATTGCTTTACTCCGTTATTGAATTGTTTTGCAGTCAACGACAATGCTTTCTGTTCTGCACTTACAATGCTTACAAATAAAACTAATGCCAAAATAGATAGTTTTTTCATTTTTATTCCTTAAGTGAGTTAACATGTTTATAACGGTTAATAATAAACAAACAACAGCATCATCACAAATAAAACCTCTTCATAGAGCCTTAATAATTTCACTATTCACGTGGCGCCGAAAAAATGACAGTGATGATTCAGAGCACCCTTATGGTTTTTGGGGTGATTCATATCCAAGCGCTGCAAACGACAAAATAGGGTCACGATTGTATTTACTGACCCGTTCTAAATTAACAAATCAGACAGCCAATTTTGCAAAGATTTACATCAAAGAAGCGGTGCAATGGATGATCGACGATGGACTTGCATCGCGTATAGATATTTCAGTACAACGAACTGATTTAACTGTTTTAACTGCTAGCATCAATATTTATAAAAAAGATGGTAGCAACGAAGAATTCAGGTTTAACAACCTTTGGAGTGAAATTAATGGATAGTGGATTTTCAAGACCAACTTTACCCGATTTAATCACAACTATTCGCAATGATTTATACGCGCGTTTAGCCGTTGATGATGAATTAATTTCATTGCGTCGAAATGATCCTGAAGTCTACGGACGAGTTATCGCAGGGGCGACGCATGTATTATTGGGCTACATTGAAAACATGGCCAAAAACATTTTACCCGACCAAGCTGATGAAGACTGGTTAATCAGGCACGGTAATATGAAGCGTTGCTATCGTAAAGAGGCAACAGCAGCAACTGGTTATATTCGATTTGATAAAGTACCAGACGGTATCGTTATCACTAAAGATCAAAAGATCAGGCGTCAAGTTGATCAGTGTATGTACACAATTACACAAACAACAGCATCTGCAAATAATGTTTTAAGAGTACCTGTAGTGTGTGATGAGGTAGGCAAAAAAGGTAACTGTGATGATGGAATAAGCATGTCACTGATAACACCAATTACAGGATTATCATCAACATGCTTTTCCGATTCTATCGAAGCCGGTGCTGATGTCGAAGATTTAGAAGCATTTAGAAAGCGCATTATAGACAGGTGGTATTACACTCCTCAAAGCGGAGCAGACCAGGATTACGTGCAATGGGCGAAAGAAGTGCCGGGAGTTACAAGAGTTTGGTGCTATCGTCATTGGGCAGGAACTGGTAGCGTTGGTTTGCTGGTCGCTAATAATGATCCAGTTAACCCAGTTTTAGACAATACAACAATTCAAAATATTAAAAAGCATATTGAACCATTAGCACCTGTCGCCGGTTCGATGTTGGTTGTGTTTTCACCGATACCTAAGCCTATTAATTTTAAACTAATGGTAACACCAGATAACCCTGAAATTCGATATCAAATTGGATTAGAGCTGAAATCATTTTTATTGAGAGAAGGCGCCCCACAAACAACATTATTCAAATCACGAATTAGTGAGGTTATAAGTAAATCTTTTGGCGAATATTCTCATGAATTATTTTATCCAGATAGAGATATTTTCATTGAGAAAAATCAGGTGGCTGTTTTTGGGGGTATTGAATGGATATAGAAAAACAATACCAAAGCATGGTTGGCAATTTATTGCCTTACGGTCCAGCGTGGAACAAAACAGAGCCTATACTGTTAACACTAGCATTAACATTATCAAAAACGCATCTCCGTGTAGATGATTTAATGCGAGAGATAGACCCACGCACAACAACCGAACTTATTGACAGATATGAGCAAATTTGCGGATTACCAGATAGTTGCTATTCAGAACAATTTCAGACGTTAACTACTCGCAGAAATCGACTAGATTCTAAATTGAATCTGACTGGCGGAATAAATAAAGATTTTTATCTACAAATATTAGCTATCAATGGTTATCCAGATGCAACTATCACTAACTATAACAATAATGTTTTTACGTGTGAATCATCATGCGACGACTATTTGTATGATGAAGAATGGCGTTATTACTGGATTATTAACATCCCACATAATTATCAAATAACAGAAATGACGTGCGAAGATCACTGTGATTCATACTTGAGAACATGGGGTGATAAACAAATTGAATGCATAATTAAAAAGTTATGCGCGTCACATACTTATGTAATTTTTAAATACGGAGTAAGCAATGCATAGAATTGACACACCAACAGCGCAGAAAGATAAATTTGGGCAGGGGAAAAACGGCTTCACTCGAGGAAATCCTCAAACCGGTACACTAGCAACAAAAATTGATTATTTGTATTGTGATGCAGTGCAAGAAGAAATCGCCAATGTTATAGAATCGGCAGGCTTTTCTTTAAATAAAGAGAAGCATGATCAACTTAATCACGCGATCCAACAGTATGTAAAAACTGTTAATGATAAAATCGATGATATCAAAAAAATCTATCAATATGACGTCGCCGAAACGCGGTTTTACTCTCCAAATAAAAAAATGCATTTTGTTTTTAGAAATGATGGCATTATTGGTGTTTACAGTAGAGAACTCAGTGAGAACGGCAGTTTTTTATGGTATATCAACCACGATGGCATAATTAACGGGAAAATAGCTGCTAGTAATGTAATGGGGTTAAACGATATGATCCCTGCGGCAATTAAACTCAGTTCAGAAACAAACAGCACATCAGAAACAGACGCGGCAACGTCGTTAGCTGTTAAAACAGTCAACGACAAATTGGACAGATCGTTAACTCAGTTCGTTAGTAAAACAGGTGACACAATTCAAAATTGTCTAATGGTATCGGCAGATCACCCATCACTACAATTACAAAATACCACAGGGCAAAATATGGCTCATCTGCTGTCAGATGAGGGAAATTTTGCATTGATATATAAAAATCGAGCAGGAACGTGGGAAAATAAATTGCTGTTTGATTGCGTTAAAAATGAATGGAGATTTGATAATGTTGGACGAGTTAAAATTAATCATTCCAATATAGTGTCAATGAGCGATTACCAAACAAATAATGGGTTTAGAAAATCTCCAGACGGATATATTCATCAATGGGGTGAAATAGTGATTGCACCAACACGAGATCAGGTCAATTTTACGGTAGTTTTTCCAGTTGCGTTTAATGAGCGGTGTGATTTTTTTCAGGCGGTTTATAGAAATGACGCATGTTTTATAACAGAAATACAACGAACGCAAACATTTTTTAGGGGGTGTTTGTTTGAGAGGTTGGTTGGTGACGGAATTATAGGCGGTAATTTAGTGTGGATGGCGTGGGGGAAATAAAATGATTTTCTATAATGCACAAACTAATGGTTTTTATATTTCAGAATTTAATGATATTCCAGCTGACGCAGTCGAAATTACTAACGAATGCTATGCTCAATTACTGCAAAAACAATCTGCAGGGCTAGTTATACAGCCAGACAAAAACGGCCATCCAGTAGCTATTGAGTACGTACTAACGGCTGATGAAATTATTGCATCGAATAAATTAGAGCAACAACAGTTAATAAATGCAGCTAATAAAAAAATATCTATTTTACAGGACGTTATAGATTTGGGTATGATCGAATCAAACGAGGCAGAGCAGCTAAAACAGTGGAAGACGTACCGTATTTTACTCACTCGGGTTGATACATCAGTTATTAATGTTACATTCCCAGAAAAGCCCGAATAATACTATCAATTTTCAATTTCACATACTCTACCGCATCATCTAACATCACAAAATCAGCAATATCATATAGCGTTTTCTGTGTTTGATAGAATACATAATTGTGATCGTCGTCACTATTGATGATATAGCACTCGCCTGATAATTCGATTTCGTAATCGTCAGGCGTCATTCTGATATAGATTGGTATTGTGTAGTTTATTGTGATCATGTTAGAGGTAATTAGTTTTTTATTCATCATAAACTAATATTTTGTGATGTGAAATTTGAAGTGGATTTTTGGGAAGTGGGTCGCAAAAAGTGTTAGAATTTGTAAGAATTAAAATCAATAACTTATTGATATTTAAAAAAGAAAAAATGAATAAAAAATACTGTATATTCCAAGTGTTTTTTGTAATTATATGATTTATAATAAGATTAGTTCGGATTCAAAATCCGCCGCCCTTAAAAGCGTGTCGGTTCGAGTCCGACCACTGGCACCAATTCAATATTCAGTAATATTCTTTAAAACCCTTTAAAATACATAAAATCTAGTAAAAGCAAGGCTTAAAGCCTGTTTTACTATTCTGTAAGCATCTGTAATGCACATTTACAATCAGATTTTTTAGTTATATGCTTAGTTATACGGATAACATCTAACTAAAAATCGTATAACTATGGCACGTATAACTACCCCATTAACAGACACTCAAATAAGAACAACCAAGCCACAGAATAAGGATTACTCTTTATCAGACGGCAACGGCTTATATCTTTTAGTTAAATCTAATGGCTCTAAGATATGGCGGTTTAACTATTATCGTCCTATAAATAAAATCCGCTCATTAATTAGCTTTGGTAGTTATCCCGAAGTTTCACTACAACAAGCGCGAAAACAACGTGACGAAGCACGCGAATTAATTAAGCAAGGCATAGATCCCCAAGAACATAAAGCGGAACAAGAACAACTTAAGCAAGAAGCAATCGGCAATACATTCTATTCCATGGCTGAACGGTGGTTTAAATTCAAAACAGAACAAGGATTAGAAGAAAAAACTTTAAAAAAGGCTTGGCGGTCATTAGAAATTCATGTTTTCCCTTATATAAAAAATATTCCCATAAATCAAGTAACAGCTATTAAAACTATTAATGCATTACAACCATTAAATAACAATAATAAATATGAGACAGTGAAGAGAGTTTGCAGGAGAATCAATGAAATAATGTATTATGCTGTCAATATGGGTATTATCGATAATAATCCTCTAGCTAAAATCACTGACGTATTTAACAGCCCAAAAGTAAAAAATCAACCAACCATTAATCCAACTGAATTACCGCAGTTTATGCAAACTCTTGCTATAGCTAGAATCGAATTGCGGACGCGTTGTGCTATTGAATGGCAATTATTAACCATGACACGTCCAAGTGAAGCAGTAGGAGCTAAATGGCAGGAAATTGATTTTGATAATTGCTTATGGATTATTCCTGCCGAAAAAATGAAAATGAGACGAGAGCATACTATCACGCTCAATAAGCAAGCTATGGCGATATTATCAATCATGAAGCCTATAAGTGGGCATAGAGAGCATATATTCCCAAGCATGAAACCACCATATACCGCGCCAATGAATAGCAGTACAGCAAATATGGCAATTAAGCGCATGGGTTACAAAGGCAAGTTAGTCGCACATGGATTAAGGGCTTTGGCAAGTACTATATTAAATGATCAAGGCTTTGACCCTAATATTATTGAAGCGGCACTTGCTCACGTCGATACTAATAGCGTAAGACGAGCCTATAACCGCGCTACCTATTTAGAACAACGGCGCATTATGCTTGATTGGTGGGGTGATTTTGTAGAGCAAGCAAGCCAAGGAAATGTCTCATTATCCGGTAACCGTAACTTAAAAATAGTCAATCAATAACTACACCGCGCTATAAATATCGTGCCTCATATTTGAGTTACGCTTTCAATTATTAATAAGATCCACTCCTCAAATGTGAGGGGTACTTTTTCAAATATCACCCTTTACATATGCCAGTTATTAAACTGTTTTTTTTATACTTACCCCCCCCCCATTATTCTAAACTTTTCATTAAAAGTGTTCACTGGTATTCACTCTTTCAAATTAATTAATATATATCAATGTATTATATGCTTATTATATATATTTTTTTGTGTTCACTAGTATTCACTAGTGTTCACTACTATTCACATTTAAATATAATCTTGATCCCGTAGTTATCAACTTGATTTATATAGATATTATTAAACACCATGAAATCACTACTGTTATTAATCAATAAGTTATATTTTAAGGCGATCTTAATATTACAAAGGACGATTAAATACTTATTAATATGGTGGTAATGAATAAATGAATTCTAAAAAAAATTATTTCAATTCGCGGTTTTGCACAAAAATGAGGGTGAGCGGTGTAGAAAGATTAGAGTTGTAGAAATTTACAACCCCCTCCTTACTTGGCTTGAAGAATTTTCGGACACGTTAGAAGCAATATAATTACTTTGATTGCATGGGGTGTTTTTACAAATAATACTTTTAATTAACATAACTACATCTAAACTGATTAGAATTATAATTTTGTCAGTTCATAAAATTAAGTCTGATGATTTGGTACGCACAAAGGTACGCACGGAAAACATACTTAATAAATGCGAACTAAATATTGCTTACATGGGGTTTGTTTTTCAAAACTACTATTCACAATAAAAATAGGTATCCACTCAGGTATCCAGTTAAAAGGCTTTAAAATAATGGATACTAATCGAAGCCATTGCTTAAGTAAATCATTCCTTGATTGCAAAGGTTTAAAGGTCAGTCATCTTCATAATGAAGACGACTCATTATTATACTCTCTTTCATGGGGTTGAATTTCAAAGCCCAATAAATGGCTATTCATTACCTTGCTGATAAGCGCGCTTGATGTTTTGAAGCAGCCCGACGGCTCAAATATTGATTGCTATTTTTTACAAATTTTCTCATTTAATTATCCTTAAGTATTGTTTTTTACTTTGTAATATTAACATAATTTATTCAATGTATATAAATACAGTGTTATAATGTAGCTAACTGTATATTAAAGTATTATTTGCGTCTAGGCTGATCCCCGAACATTCGCAACCCTAGCGAATTGGCGCAAATATCTATTAGGGGCGTGAGGGGCGTATGGTTGGTTTTGCAAAATTAGGGATATTTGAACAAGCAGCAAAATTCCCTGTCTTATCAATTAATGAATTGGCTTTAATTCTATGTTCTGTTGATCCTAATAAGAAAATCAAAGAGATTCCAGTAGATATCAAAGATGATTTTAATTCATATAAAAATCAGATAAAACGTTGCTTAAATAGGCATCCAGATAGATATAATTCATATATTGATAGTGACATTATGTATGCTTTAGCTTATCCTCTAATTGATAAAGATGAAACTCCCGAACCAATTAGAAAAAGGACGGAAGAAGCTGTTTATCGAATAACTAAAATATACCCCAAAGAATGGAAAAATATTTTGTTCTATTTGGGAGGGCAGGAATTACTGCAGACTGGTTATGATTTTTCTAAAAGCCAACGAGGGCAATATAAGAAAGATGAAGAGCAGATAAATATCTATAAAATGACAGGCATGTTATTAAAACTATTAGCCAAAAAACAAGGTAATGCTTATGGTACCGTCGATAATCCTAATATAGCTACAATAAAAAAAGAAATTAAGGACTTAGCAAAAACTCATAATTTGAGTTTAGATGGATTGTCCAAATCTTCATTTTATGAAAAAGCAAAAATAGCTCTTTCTTATACACTCGATTAGCACTTCAACTCAAATGACCAATTGACTTCTAATCCGTTGGTCTTTCTTTTCCATTATCATCTATTTTATTGAAAATAAACATATTTTATATATCTAGATTATCTTATTTATCTGTATTGTGTCTTAAATTATGCAAAAAGATATAAAAATATACAAAAGAATGATAATGAAAGACTCGTCATGCATCTAAGAAATCAGGATATATTCTAACATTATACATTTAATAGCTTGTTTTTATTGGTATTCTCACTGGGTTAATTATTGGCGGAATATGCATGGTTTTAACGGAATTAAAAGCGTTTTAAAGTAATTCCTATCTCAATGGAGTACTAAGTATTTATACAGTAATATAGTGTCAAATACTGATAAATTAAGGAGATAACTAATGACCAATCAAATTCTATCCAAAAAAGAAGTAAAAGCCTTACTTCACTTCAAAAGTGACACTAGTCTTTATACGCTAGAACGGAAAGACGAAACCTTTCCCCAGAAAATTAGAATAGGATTGCGCCGTGTTGGCTATCGAGCTGATGAGATTTATTCTTGGCTTGAATCTCGCAAAGTTGAACGTCGCGAGGCGGCATAATGATCTTACAAGCCAATTTAAACCATTTTAACGCCCTAGTAATAGGGCAATCTATCCAAACCCTAAATAATCGCTTAACAGTCCATTACGGTAAGATTAAGGCTATCCAGAGGTTGAAATCTTTCTTCTTGGTCAGCAATGAAGATTTTATTGATATCAATAGCCAGTCAAATAGCTACTTTTTCGTAACTTATTTAATTTTCCGACACGTTAGGCAAGATTTTTCGGTGGTCACTATGCGCGCGCGCATGTCCTTTAAAATTCATTGCATGGGGTTGAATTTCAAAAGTAGTTTTTTGAACGATATAAAAAAGGAAAATAAGGAATTTAAAGGAATAATAAAAAAAGAACATGGAGCAAGAATAAAACAAATACCACCAATCAGTGGTATTAAGTTAAAAGACTATTTCTTATCTAATTTAGCTAGCTTTTCGCGACAAGTAGCAATAACCCAAGCAGAGAAGTTAGTATTCTCTTTTTTAGCTTGTTCATCTATTTGCTCTATTAAGTCGTGGGGGAAGCGGATATCTTTACGTTTTGATTTACTTGTTTCGTTAGCCATATTAATTATTCAAATATCATTAGTGCGGACAATATACACGAAAATAAAGAATAAAAATAGTGTTGACATGTACGGACAAAATAAAATATATTGTGCGGACACATTAATATTTAAAATATTAATAAAATCGATAGCCCAAAGAGTTCGCACCTCAATAGGCTATCTAACCACAAACATTAAACGGAGTAATGCTATGGCTAATAGTAATGATACCTTACGCCCTGAAAATGGGCAACTTGACCTATCTAATTTAATTTCTGTCTTAAATCTCTATAAGTCGAATATTCCAACCTGTTACTTATTGCAAGCAAAGAATCATTTTGAAGAACTACAGCAATCTATTTTATGGGGAGTTGGCGCGATTGGTAATTTAATGTACTGGGCTTGTGAGAGTGAGGATTATACAGAGCAAAACCTAAAAAATGATATGCGTGATATAGGCTACTTATTAACGCAATTAAAGGATGTAGCTTATTTTGCTTTGAATCAAATTAATCAATTAGATGCTGAACGTAGCAATAAGGTAGTTGAATAATATGAACTATAAACAAGAAGTAAACGCAATTCACCATAGTATAGTTGATTCAACCATGGCGATTATAGCAGGCTTATTTTTAATTGAGCAGATTAATAAAAACGGTGCAAAGGTATTTATTCATGACGGTATTAAGATTGATATAGACAGGGATTTAGTTGTGTTAGGGTTAAAGGTCAGTCTTAAAGATTGTTTGATTGAAGACTTCGGCGAGAGTGAAGGCTTAAATCGCACTTATGGTCTGTTAAAAGCAATGTACTTTGAAAGTAATGACAAACCTATGGAGCTAACACAATCAGGGCGAGAAATGCTTGAATCATTATTTATTGATTTAGTCATAGATATCAAAGCTGAATCAAGCTCGACTATCCATTAAGGGGGATGTAATGAAAATAAGTGAAATTACAGCCCAAGCAATAGATAAATGGGACTATATCTTTTATTCATTAGGCATTGAAGTGGGTAGTGGCAAGCATTGCGCTTGTCCTATATGTGGTGGTAAAGATAGATTTCGGTTTGATAATCAAAATGGGCGAGGTACTTATATTTGTAATCAATGTGGTAGTGGTGACGGCTTAGAGCTGATTAAGAACTATTTTAATTGTAGTGCTAAAGAAGCATCAATCAAAGTGACGGAATGCCTAAATTTATCTAATCAGAGCAACCAAATACGAGAAAAAACCATATTTAAAAAGATAGATTCTGAACAGTTGCATAATAACAACATACCAGAAAATCACGTATGTAAAAAAGTCGAATATTTACTCTCTAAAACATCATTAGGGCAATCTGAATACCTCACCAAGAAAGGGTTAACCTTTGATTTACCTTTACTGGATAACGGGCGCATTTTTGCGCCTATGCTGAATCTTCATAATGAATACGCAGGCGCACAGTTTATTGAATCAGACGGCAGTAAGCATTTAATGAAAGGCTCAAATAAAAAAGGAGCTTTTATTTTAGTCGGCTCAATTTTGAGCAGACCTGCGGAAGTATGTGCAAAATTGCGCTCACATAATGAGATTATTATCTGTGAGGGCTTAGCCACAGGGATATCGATAGCGGAATTCCGCTATCGGTCTATTGTTATATCAGCCATTGACGCAGGTAATCTTATTCATGTAGCTAAGGCTGTTCGTGAAATCAATCCTACCGCTAAAATCATCATTGCAGGTGATAATGATATAGGTAATGACAAAAACACAGGGAAAGAAAAAGCGATAGAAACAGCTCAAGCAATCAATGGCTATTACTCGATACCTGAAACGGATTTCAAAGCCGATTGGGACGATTACAGGCAACAATTTGGACTTGAGAAAACCTCAGCTTCATTTAATGCAAACCTTATAAAACCTGAGCTACAAATCATAACAAACCATAACATGCAAAAAGATTTATCCACCATGAACTTATCGCAAATGGCATCCAGTCAACGGGCTGACCTGTTAAAACAATATTACGGTAATAATCTCGCGATTAACCTAAGAACAGATGAAATCTATCACTATCAAGATAATGTATGGCAACCTATCAGCGATAAAGTGTTAATGCGAACGTTAGCCGATTTATTTACCCAATCAGGCGAACCATTTAACCCCTTAAGGATAAGCTCGGCGGTTGAATCGCTCAGGCTATCACTGCCCATAATGGGAATACCTAAAAAAGATTTAATCTGCTTTAGAAATGGGGTATATGAGCTAAAAAGCCAAACCTTTAGACCACACAATAAACAAGATTGGCTATTAGTCAATAACAATATTGATTACTACCCTGCCAAGGAAAATGAATCTTTTGAAACTCACGCCCCGAATTTTACTAAATGGCTAAAAAGAGTATCAGGTAATCAGGATAAAGCTAAAAATATCCTTGCTTCGCTATATATGATATTAGCCAATCGACATGACTGGCAATTGTTCCTAGAAGTTACAGGCGCAGGCGGTAGCGGTAAAAGTGTGTTTGCTGAAATCGCGACCATGTTATCTGGTAAAAGTAATACCGTAATAGGCACAATGGACTCTTTAGAGAAGGCAAGAGATAGAGCCTTAATCGTGGGGTATTCATTGGTTATATTACCCGACCAACCGCGCTACATGGGCAGTGGTGCAGGTTTAAAAGCAATTACCGGTGGTGATGAAGTCGCAATAGACCCAAAACACAAGCAACCCTATTCCTGTAAAATCCCTGCTGTGGTATTGGTAATAAATAACGAAGCAATGCGATTTAACGAGCGTAACGGCGGTATATCTCGGCGCAGAGTAATCTTTCACTTTGGCGAGGTTATCCCTGAAAAAGAGCGAGATTTAAATTTGGTCAGCAAAATAGAGCAAGAACTCCCCTCTATTGTCAGATTACTATTAAATGAGTTTACTAATCCTATAGAAGCAAAAGAAAGACTACACAAGCAACAACAGTCAGAGGAAGCAACCGCTATTAAACGCGAATCTGATCATCTAGTCGATTTTTGTAGTTATCTTGATGCCCTTGATTATCCTAATGGGATGTTTATGGGAGGTTTGGGGATCACCCCCTTTAACCCAAGAAGATATTTGTATCATGCTTATATTGAATATATACGCAATACAGGCTTAAACAACCCTTTATCGCTCACACAATTTGGTACATCACTTAATTATGCAATGAAAGAAAACGGTAAAAATTATATCCGTAAAAGATCAAATAAAGGAATGAGGACAAACGTAGAGATTAATACCTATACTAGTCAGGATTGGCTACCAAGAGCAGAAGAACCTAGCTAGTTGTTATTATTTGTTATCATATAAACCGCTTAATTTGAGCGGTTTTTTATTTAGTGAACACCTAAAGTGAACACTTGTGAATAGTAAATCCTAAAGTGTTCACCGTCTAAAGCCTTTTAAAATAAGGCTTAAAAGAAATAGTGAACACCGTGAACACTTTTTTATAAAATTTTATTTTTATGGGGGGAGGGTCAATTTCTACAGATTTTAGTCATCCAAACCATCCACTTCCTTTCATTTTAACGCTAACCCAATTTTTTTAATTTTTATGCTTTTGTGTGTCAGGATAATAATATCTAATTTATGGGGTAATTTTTTGTTTTAGTTATACGTTTAGTTATACGAATAAATTATAAAAAACAAAAAACACAATTTCAAAAAGGAATTAAGCAATGCTTTTCAAGTCCGACCACTGCACCAATTCAATATTCAGTAATATTCTTTAAAATCCTTTAAAGCACATCAAAACCAGTATAAACAAGGCTTAAAGTCTATTTTACTATTCTGCAAGCATCTGTAAGGTACATTTACAACCAAAAATAATGGGGGTATATTTTGGGGGGGCGATAAAGTCCCTTTATAATTAGATCCCTCCAAAGGTGAAAAACGGCTATTAAAACTACCCCTTTGACTGATGCACAAATAAAAGCATTAAAAGCCAATGGTAAGGATAAAAAGTATTTTGACGGTGGGTGTCTTTTTTTGTAAGTCAAATCGTCGGGAGCTAAATTATGGCGATTTAAATATAAAAAACTCATATCGAATAAAGAGACATTATTATCTTTCGGTAAATATCCAGAAACATCACTACAACAAGCGCGAAAACAACGTGACGAAGCACGCGAATTAATTAAGCAAGGCAT